AGGACTGCATCAGAATATGCTATGTCCCGAAGTCAGGCTCAACAAAGACTTCAGGGAATCTGGAAGATTTTAACAATTTTTTATAAGAATATTTACGGTAAGGCTATTCCTGCGTTTTTACAGGATATGGTCGATGATGAGCAGTTTGTAGAAAGAAAGAATGACGGCTCATTTGAAAATGTAGTTATTAGAAAGATTGAAACTGAAGGATTAATTGGAGATGTTCTCTTAGATATTTCTGAGAATCTTCCTACCTCTTGGCAGCAAAAGAAGGATACTCTTGTAGAACTTTTACAAATGGGTAATCCTATTCTTGCAGAAGCTTTAATTTCTCCTGAAAATATTCCTCTTCTTAGGGAAGCTTTTGGTCTTAATGAAATTGTTCTTCCTGGAGAAGAAGATAGAAATAAACAACTTGAGGAAATTAAAGAATTACTTAATTCTGAACCTCTTAGTGAAACTGAACCTTCTGTTCCTGTTGACCAGTTATTAGATAATCATCAAATAGAATCAGATGTTTTAAGGCATTGGTTAATTTCTCCGGAAGGAAGGGACCAAAAGAAAGTTAATCAATTAGGATACATGAATTGTTTACTCCACTATAAGTGGCATATGATGTTTTTAGAACAAGCTATGGCTGCTCAAGCCGCGATGATGAATCAGGGTAATCCTAATGCTGAGGGAAAACCTGCTTCAAAGAATAAGAATAAAAAGAATACTTCAGCACCTATTGGAGATGAAAGTGAAACTCAAATTCCCATCCAGTGAAGAATTATTAGATTGGCAATATGGTCTTGTCTCTAATGAAGAAGCCCCTGATGTAGAAGCTATTGGGTCAGAAACAACCACTAAAGATGATATTTTAAAAGAATTAAATTTAGAAGATGAAACTGATACCGAGCAGCCAGATAAGGATAGAGTTGAATCAGAAGAAGATGATGAAGAAGACAATGAAGGAAAAGAAAGAGACGATGACGACGAAGAAGAGGAAGATGAAGAAATAGAGATTAAAGAACCAGGAGAAGAGGAAGAAGAGAGATTAGTAGTTCCAGTTAAGAAAGCAGAAATTCTTAAAAAATATCCTAATCTTGAAAAGGAATTTCCTGCTCTCTTTGCTTACTATTATAAAGCACAGCAATATACTGACATTATCCCTACAGTAGCAGATGCTAAGAGAGTAGTTAAAGATAGTGAAACTCTTGATAATTTTAGAAAAGATTTAGAAGAAGGAAATACTGTTAAAGTTATTGCAGCTATTAAAGATTATTCTCCTGAAAATTATGATAAGTTTGTAGATAATTATTTACAGACATTAGCTACTGTAGATAAAGAAGCTTATTTTCATGTAACTAATAATGTATTAGCTAATGCTATTCAATTTGGTCTTGCTAAAGCTAAAGAAAATAATGATGAAGATGTTAAGGAAGCAATATTAATTTTTAATGAATTTCTTTTCGGTCAAAAAGAGCCAGTTCAAATTCGTCTCCGGGCAAAGAAAGAAGAAAGTGACGAATCTCAAAAACTCAAGAAAGAAAGAGAAGATTTTGAAAATCAGAAATTCACTGATGCAATAGGAGAGGTTACCAGTAGAGTTAATAATCAGGTAATGTCTACTATTGATGCTAATATTGATAAAGATGGTAAGATGACCGCGTTTGTTAAGAGGAACGCAGTTAAAGAAGTAAAAGATAAGTTAGATGATGCATTAAAGAATGATAAAGCTTTTCAAAGTGTTATTAATTCCTTGCAAAAGAGAGCAAAGGCCGAAAAACTTTCCAGTATAGCCCTGGACAAAATTAAACGTGCTTATCTTACGCAAGCAAAAACATATCTCCAACGAATTATTCCTAAAGTAAGGGCAGAAGCTCTTAAAGGTAGTAGTTCTGTTAGGAGACAAGAACCAACTCGATTTAGGAGTTCCACATCCTCAGAAGAAAATAAAAGTGGAAATAATTCTAGTAGTAAAAGAGATAGCAAAAATAGTAAAGATGGTCGAGGAATGAGGACCGTCGATTTTTTAAATTCTTAAAACTGAGGATTTTATCTAATGAAACTCTTTGGCCATAGTTTTCCGTGGCATCAGACTTTCGAAGGAAAGTATTATGCTGTCACTGAAACTCAGGTTGCAGGTTTAGAACTTGAGCGCGTGCTGCCGAAAGTTCGGACAGTTTTTGAGCGTGATGACAAGTTCTATTCTAATATTGAAAAGCGCGATGTTGAAAAGATTTCTAATCGACAGATGCGCGTTCCTCTCGAATTACGTCCAGGTGGAAGCTTTGGATATTTTGATGCAGACGGTGGAGATTTAGGACGTGGCGGGGGACCAACTTGGGATAAGGCAGTGTTAAATTCAGTATTTGTTAGTGAGAATATTGAATATACTAAGCTTATCGAATGGTCTACAGATGATAATCGTAAGGCGGTTATTTCTGCTGTCCGTCGTTTAACTGCTACGGCTCTTGATGAATTACGTAGACAGTTAGATGCCCAGATGATGCAGGCAGGTAATGGTGTAATTGGAACTATTACTACTGCAACTCCTTCTGCTGGCGTTGATACTTATGTTTGCACGACTGACGGTTTCGGCGTTCGCTTAATGCGATATGGTCAAACTATTCAGGTTTTCGATTCTACCTTAGCAACTCTTCGTGGTAGTGGTGTTATTACTACGTGGGATGTTGTTAATAAAACTGTTGCTGTTACTCCTTCTATTGCAGGCGCAACAACTGGAGATTTAATCGTTACTAATGGTATTAGTTCTCCTACTTCTCTGCCTGCTATTTACGGAGTTCCATATCATCATTCAAATGCTTCTACGGGAACTTGGTTAGGATTCTCTCGTTCTGCAACTCCTGAAATTCGTGCAAATGGAGTTAATGCGGCTTCTGCTGCTCTTTCATTACCTTTACCGCGATTGGCTATTAATGCTATTGGCAATCGTGTTGGTTTAGATAATGAATTTTCTCCAGATGCCTGGATGCATCCTTGTCAGGCTCAGGCTTACGAGGAAATTGGTCAGTTAGTGTCTATTATTCAGAAGACAGCTAAAGATGAAGCCCTGAATCGTTATTTTGGGGATAATATGCAGATGGCTGGTGCTTCTGTTAAGAAGTCCTATAATTGGGATAAGACACGAATTGATTTCGTTTCTAAGGAAGTTTGGGGCCGCGGAGAGATTCGTCCTGTAGGATTTTATAAGTCTGATGGACGGTCAATCTTTGAAATTCGTGGAGGTTCTGGCGGTGTAGCAACAGCTGAAATCTTCTATATGTGTGTGGGCACGCAGTTCTTTGTTAATAATCCTGCTGCTTGTGCATATATTTATGGTTTAGCTGTTCCTTCTGGTTATTAATAGTCTAGGAGACAAAATGATTCCTGGAACTATTAGTAAGTTATCAGAAGACACTCTTGCTTCTGCTGCATCCATTAGTCCTAAAACAGATATGGTTAAATTGACTGGTAGCACAGCTATTGCTACTATCAGACCTCCATATGAAGGATTTAGTGGTATCCTGTGTTTAGTCCCTCTTGATGGAACATTGGGATTATTAACTACAGGTAACATTGCCATTGCTGTAACTATGGCACAGGAGAGGGCTACATTTTTGGTTTACTCTAAACTTACGGATACCTGGTATCCGGGAGCGATTAGCTAAATGAGTGATTTAAACCATCAGAATTTTTCTACTACTCAGAGTGGTATTCAGCCAAAGCCTAATACTGTAGCTTCGGATACTACCATTGCTCCATCAACTTTGATGACTTATGTTACAGGAACGGTGCAGATTAAAACTATTACGCCACCTATGACTGGTCAGCATATGTTGGTGCTTGTCTTTACAGATGGTTCTCCCGGCACAACTCTTACTACAGGAAATATTGCTGTAGCGATTGTTCCTACACAGAATCTTCCGACAGTTCTTTTCTATAATCCGAATACTGCTCAGTATACGGGTTTTGCTACTAACCTGACCTAGTAAGATAGTGGGATGCGCATACTTTACCACGCATACTCGGAGATTTAAGCATGTATCAACTTTCAATTTTACTTCCTTCTGGACCTAACAATTCAGAGAAGTTAGCCAGAATATTAACTAATCTTAAGGAGACTATTTCAGATATTAGTAAAATAGAATTTGTAGTTTGTTTAGATAACGTAATTAATGAAGTTAATATCGAACGAAATGGTAATGTTGTTTATGTTTTCGCTCCTCCAAGTCAGCATCGTTCAACATTCTTTTTAGAGGCTTGGAAAGCATCAACTGGCCGATTTGTTTTAATGGCTAATGATGATATTATCTTTAAGACAAAGAATTGGGATACTTTAATTCCTTATGATAAATATCCAGATGATTTAGTATTATTTTATTTTAAAGATAATCAATTTAATGAATCATTTTCTTGTCATCCTATTTGGTCAAGAAAGGTTATGGAATTTGAACCTACATTACTTGACCCGTTATATTACATTACTAAATGTGACAATACTATTTGGGACTCTCATCCAGGTCATAGGAGACATTATCTTCCTGAAATAGAAATTGAACATATTCAGACTCCTTATGGACCGGAATGGGCGCCTTATTATGAGATGGATAATCGAACCTACTGGCAGGGAAATTTAGTAGGAATTAGAAATAAGGTTAGACATTGGATTACAGCTCAGACAGAACTTTATAATGCTAATGTTTTAATAGGAGTAGTTACAGCAGAATATGCCAGGCGCGCGGATTTTTATGACCATTTAAATGCAATGGAAAGACCTAAGAACTCAATGAATATTTCA